ACTATCTTTTTTTTCTGGTTTTTTTTCTACTTCTTTAGATAAAGCTTCTCCACCTTGTACTTCTATTTTAGAATCATCACCTTGTACTTCTATTTTAGAATCATCACCTTTTAATTGTTGTTCTGTTGTTGTATATGAACTTATTTCTTTTTTTATTTTATCTAATCCTTCTTTTTCTGAATCAGTTAATTTTTCTTCATCTATTTGAACTTTTTGAAGACCTCCAGGAACTTCTTTATTTTCTGCAAAAAAAATAGCCATTAAAAGAATCCTCCAAGTGCTTGACCTGCACCAACAATTTGTGCAAATGGACTAGGAGCACCTACTGGTGTTCCTGTTAATGCTGTTCTTTCTTCTCCATACGTTCTAATAGGTGCACCTGCTAAAGCACCAATCATTTGTCTTACTTGACCAGCAGGGTATTCTCTTTCTTCTATAAAATCTCTATATGCTTCTGTTAAACCAGCTTGTTCTATTCCTCTTGCTAAACTACCAAATTGACTTAAACCAGCTGCAGCACCAGCAAGACCTGATAATTGTGCTTGTGCAGATTGTAATTGTGCTGCTCTATCTGCAGCAAATCTTTGAGCACCTGATTCAAAACCTGCCTGTCTTAATCTAGCAGATGTATCAGCAACTTGATCTAAATATCTTTCTCTACCTAAAGCTCTTTCTACACCTTCTCTAGATCCACCAAATGCACCTGATCCAATAGCTCTCGCTGCCATACTTCTTTCTTGTTGACCATAAGCTTCTCCTAAATCAGATAATGTAGATTGAATAACTGCATTAGTATATGGATTCATATATTGTTGCATAGTTGCAGTATCAAAAGTTTGTGCACCAATTTGTGCTAATTGACCAGCTTGTGGTAAAATTTGATTTGTAAATACATCAGAAACTTGTCGTTCTTGAGGAGTTAATTGAGCAACACGCTGACCAGTATATCCAACGTAAGGTTGTGTAAAAACATCTTCTGCTGTTCTTAAAGTACGTTCTTGAATTTCTTTAAAGTATTCTGGTATCTGCGAAGTAACGGTTTGTTGACTTGGCGCTTGAACTACTGTTGTTGATGGTTTGAAAAGACTACCCATTGATTATATATGTTCCTCCAATATTTTTATAACCTAATTTAATAAAGGCGTTATGTTTTCTTTCAACGTCTTTACCTTGTGTTATTTCGCATAAAGCAGTTAATCTTTTACTTTCTGCGTATTCTTTAAAAACTATCATCATAGCTCTAAAGATATGAAAATTACGATATTTAGGATTAACATGAAGCCATAGACTTCTTAAAAATCGTTTGTCGCTATACCAAGTTTCGTCTACAGCGGCAGCCATAGTTCCTATTATAGCATTTTCATATTCTACTACTATAACAAAACTATTCTTAATGTAAAATATAATATGATTGAGTAATTTCTTATTGTTTACGTTACCAAAATTATATGGTGATTCTGGCAACCATGTTTTTAAAAGCTCTCGAATTCTGACAGCATCATCAATACGAGCTTGCCTTATTTTATATTTATCTTTTTCCATCAGGTCTAATATTTATTCTTATTGTACCAAATCTCCAATTATCTCCAATATCAGTATTTTCTATTCTTAAACTAGATTGTCTTCCCCTAGTTCTCGTATTGTAAAATCTTGTAGCATTATTAACTGTAATTGCTTCTCCAGAAGTTCGTGTATCGTTTGGATAATCTCTTGTTTTAAGTGTAATTATAGCATTACCTTCCATATTTTGAAAATCTGGAATAACTTTATTTATAAAACTAAAAGTTTCACCATCAGCAATATCTCCATCACCAGATTGAATAAAAGATGCTAATGCAGAGCCGTCAGCGTCTACACCTTCTTCATGCCTGTAAATTAAACTTCTACCAGCTGTAAGACCATTTATTTGAACGTAAGTGTTAGATGTGTTGTTAGCAAAATACTCAGTTGCTAAAGGATTTAATTCAACACCATTATCTTGATATGTACTTCTTGCTAAATTACCAAAGTACCAACTATTTTCTAAATAATTATAAATAACATATCTATCTATCTGATCAGAGTTGCTAGAACAATAATACCAAATAATTTCTGAAAAATTAGAAGTTTGTCCTGCATATACTTGAGCATATTGAGTTTTATTAATATCATCGAATACATAATTTAATACACTACACGGTATCTCTTGTACTGCTCCAGCGTATCTAAAAAATTGTCCATCTGACATCCAGTATGCAATATCATCTACAACAATAGCTGCATTTAATCCTACTGATCCGCAATCATTACCAAGCTGTCTAAAACCAAAAATAAAAGGTGGGCCAATAAAAGACATCGAATGCATAGTTGTGTCTGTCCATATTAAAATAGTTCCTTTTGCAGGTCTTGCACATCTTATTTCACTTCCACCTGCAATTCTTTGAGACCCAGCTGAATTAGTTGCATTCGCTGTAAAAGAATTAAAATTTTCTTGATCACTAAATCTAATAAACATTTTATCTTGAGTTCCATTATCTCCTATAGTAGTTTCTGTACCCATACAAATTAAATGCCTTGTTTCTGTTGATACAACAGATAGTGTACTTGCAGTAGGTGCGTTAGCTATTACTGTTGCCGGATTATTTGACATTCCATCAGAAGTATTCCAAAGATAAGTTTTTCCATCACGTTGTGTTATAATTAAATCTTCTCCCCAATTATTCATAGACCACTGTCGCATATCCAAAGTAACATTAGAAGTTGATCTAGGAGTAGACCAAGTGCTTAAATTCCAAGTGCCTGTTCCCCAACCAAAACCAAAAGTCTGTTTATCTGGTCCTATTGATAATTGATATGATATATCACAATTTCCTGTCGTGGTAACACTTGCATTAGCTGTTCCACTTGATTGAATAGTATAAGCATCAGCATTAGTAATTTCAATAATTTCATATTGAGCATCTAAAGATGAATTTGAAATACCACCGATACTTGTAGGTGCTACATTAGAAATGGTAATAAAATCACCTAATTGAGCACCATGCGTAGAATGATTTACTATTACATTTGAACTTCCTGAAGTAGTGTTAAAAACACTTGTTAAAGCATTAGATTGTCTTATAGGAGTAATATCAGCATTATCTCCAGAACGATATACATATACTTTACGATCAGTTCCTAAACCTTCATAACGTATACCAGTATTATCAAGCCATTGATGTAAAGCTCTTCCAACTCCTACATAATAATCTTGACTAAATTTTTCCCAACCACCTATTTTTTGTGGTAAACCTTTTCTAAATCTTATTTTATCACAATTAGACCATCTACCCTCTGCTCCAGTTTCAGTGTTTTCTGTATCTATTCCAGGTAAAAAATTTAATTGAGTTAAAGGCATAATTTGTAAATTATATAACAAATATTATAAAAATATAGTGCTATTTTTTAAGTATTATATTCCATTCTAATTCAGACAATAAATCTTTTAAATAAACCTTTTTAAGTCTTTTATTTTTAATATATTTATGTAATTCTTCTAAATCTAATATAATCCATTTATCTTTAAATTCTAAGACCATTTTATCAGCTTTAGATAAGGTTGTACTTTTTTGTGCTAAATTACCCTCAGTTAATTTAAACATATCTCTTACATCAAATTTATAAAATCTATTTTGATTTTTTAAAGTACCTGATATATTCCAATAAGTATTTTTTTCTGGATACTCTATATTATTTAAATATTTAGAAAATCTATTAACAATAGTCATAATTTTTGTTAAATATTATTATAATTAATCTATTTATATACATATGAGAGTATATAAAAATTTTATATCTAAAAAAGATTTAAATATTTTACAAGAACATATGTTAGGACCTAATTTTCCTTGGTACTATAATAAAAGTGTAGTCAACCAATATGAAGACGGCTCTCCAGAAGATAAGAAAAATTTTCAATTTACTCATAGTTTTTATATGAATGATGTAATAAATTCTGATCAATTTAAAATATTAATACCACTAATTAAAATTATTAATCCATTAACTGTAGTTAGAATAAAAGCTAATTTATTAACTAGAACATCTAAAATTATAGAACATGGTTATCATACTGACTATGATGAAAATAGTCATAAACTTACCACAGGTATATTTTATTTAAACACTAATAATGGATACACTAAATTTAAAAATAAAAAGATTGTTAAAAGTGAAGCAAATAAATATATAGAATTTAATGGCGAAGAAAATCATACAGGTTCTACTTGCACTGATAAAAACATAAGGGTAGTTATAAATTTTAACTACATTAAACAATGATATTAAAAAATTCTTATTACTGGTTTAAAGAAGTTTTAACTCCAAAGTTCTGTGATGACGTAATTAAATATGGTAACTCTAAAAGTAAAAAAATAGCTTTAATCGGAGGCATTGGTGAAAATAGAGATATTAATAAAAATCCTCTTACTAAAAAAGAAATAAAAAATTTACAAAAAATTAGAAAATCAGAAGTTATTTGGATGACAGATCAATGGATATATAAAGAGA